CAAAACAGGGGTAATCTGTCGATCTAAGAAAAATTGATTGGGCCTCCCGGTCTGTGTCTTTGTAGGAATGTTCAAAAACTCAGATCTGCTCAACCGATCTATCGCAAAATCAGTGCCGTCTCGTGTTACCACGGAAGAAAGTATGTCGATGGTGGATTGAACATCAGTCAGGTCTTGAACGGCGGCTATGGTAGTCGTTGCCGCACTCGTCCCACCCGTGATTGTTTCACCGTTAGTAAACGTCCCTACGGGAATTGTGGTGGCAAACGAAGTGGTGGAGGGTTTACTCGTTACGGAAGCAGTGGCACCGCTTGTGCCGCCAGTGATCGTCTCTCCTACAGAAAAACTGCCGGACGCTGCAACCGAAAGCGTTAGCGTTCCTGCCGGATATTCGCTAATACCTGACGCAACCGTGATGGACGTTTGTGCAATAGTCCACTGATTCAGACCTCTGTTAGCCCAATCAGCAAACAACAAATTCAAAGATCGCTTTGCGGTTTTTAAGTCGTACCCGGTCCTGACCTCTAAGCCACAACGCTCAAAAGCCTCTTCTATGTACTCAGCTACATCAATCTCAAAATTTTTGCTGTTACTCGTTGTCATTGTATAGGTTATCGAATACACGGTTCACATCTAACACATAGTCTAAATCAGACTTCGAGTAATGTATGTGAGCCGAAGGCTTAAAATCTGGAGCGCCTGTACCCGTTTCAAACCACGCGGGGTGCGTTACGCGAACCCTGTTGTTTGGTAATGCAACGATGTTACCTGTCCACTCCCCCGCGTCTAAAAGTTGCAACACATGGCTTTGCTTATGTTGCGCCGGATCATCTGCAATTTCACTCTCAGTATAGTCTACCGTGAAAAGGTATTTTGCTGGATACATTTCTCCTGCAATTTTTGCCATCCAAGGACAGGGCGTTGCACGATCTAAGACATAAACAGCATGATAGTGAGAAGAGCAATCCCAAGGCTGGGCGTCATGTACCGCCATCGGTGTGGGCCATTCTTCCAGCGGTATGTCCGCAACAAGAGCGGTGATTGGCATTCTTGCCCACATCGCCCCTCCGTGTACGGTGTCTTCTTCTTCACCTTCTGCCTCTATGCCCGTAAAAATCATCTGAAAACTCAGACATCTGCAAGGCATTGTTGTAACGCCTATAGCCATGGCGTGTAAAAACTCGCCGTGGTATCCCTCGTGATTATGCGTAAATTCTTTTCTCACCCAGCACTTAAAGTGCGGAATGTTAGATTGAAGGTATGACATATATTACTTAGAAGCCGCACCACCTTTCTTGAATTTACCCGGCATTTTTTTACCGCCGTTTTTCATACCTTTAGACTTCATGGCTCCGCCCATGCGCATACCTTTAGGCTTCATCTTTTTACCGGCTTCTCCGCCGTATTGCATACCGCCGGGCATCATTTCTTTTTTACCGCCCATGGCTCCGCCTTTAGATTTCATAGCGACTCCGCCAGCTTTCATTGCTTTGGACTTCATCGCAGGCGCTTTCTTAGTGGCTTTTTTCTTAGCTGTTTTCTTTTTTGGGGCACCGTTGCCCAGATTTACGACAGACATATATACCTCACAGGTACTTAGTTTTCTTTCTGCGGTTCTCTAGTACAGCCCCGCACCCTCTAGCAATTTCTTGTCGGACTTCACCGCCCGCATTCATGTTCTTAACCGTTGCACGCTCAGTGTTTTTGACAACCGTTTTGCCTTTTTTGCCTTCTTTTTTCTTCTTGCGTGCAGTCGCGGCTCTCTCTGCCTTACTCAAAGATCGTGCCTTTGACTCAGGCAAACAGCGATCTGGGTTTTTCTTATCCGGAGACGTGCCGCATTTGCCGACAATGTTGCCTTCGCTGTCGATACGAACCCAGTTTTGTTTGACCCATTTCTTTAACTCACCCATCAGCGACCTTTTCGTTTGCCGCCTTTAGACTTTTTGGCGTAATTGGGATCTTTGCAATACTTACTTGCAGCGAGGTTGGCGTAAGCGGACGGGTAAGTATCAAACGTGCGCTTTGCCCAAGCTTTACCTTCCGGGCAAATCTTACTGCCTTTGCTTTTTTTGGACGCTGCACCACCTTTTCGGTAGTAACTAAGCCCTTTTGGCATACTAGCTCGCATAATCACCACGCCTTACAAGACCAATATCTTGCGGAGAATTTATCTTTCGCCGTATCACACTTGTGCCTAGCTCGAAAATTAGCCCGTCTGCCGGGCTGATCTTTCTTGATCGACATCTTCGGATCACCAAACCTAACCAGTTTGATTTCACTACCTTTTTTAGCAAGAACAGCACTTTTTTTGGCTTTACCCGGCGTCCTTTTTGGCTTGTTAAAACCAGCAAACGTCTCGCCCCGATATTTTATGCGACCAGATGGAAGTCTTTTAGCGTCCTTGGTTGTTGCCATTCAAAAGTTCCTTATACCTAAGCATGGAAAACTGTCAGGGTTAAAAAAGAAGACACGGTGTATTGCAGATAAATCCCATCCGTAAACAAGATGCCGTTTTCTGGGATCACTACGTCACGCGTTGCAGTCGCAGAGGCGACAGAACTGATCTTCATCAGACTCGTTCCAGCGGTGGAGGTATTAATAAAATCAATAGTTCCAGCCGTCCCGGTGCTAGTAAGAAAAGCTCCTTTCAAACGAGATCTACCAGAAAACACGGTGCTTGAAGAATCCGCACTGATACCGGCTTTTACATTGCCCGCTGGGTCACCGACCGCTGTAATAGAAGTGATCGTCAGAAAAAACTTTGAACTAGTGGCAACGCCTGCGTTTGCGCCAGTAAGAGACTCTGTCTGCGCGGTACTGTTTATATCGGTGCCGACGATGGTGAAAGATATTTCATCATCATCTCCCGCCGAAGTGATAGTGACCTTACGAGCATTGCTCAACGTTACAGATCCGCCGTCAGCCAAAGCTCCGCCGATAGTTAGGGCTGCGTTATTGCCTACGGCAGCGTCCGCAGAAATGCCGTCGTCATCCGCCGCCAGAGTGTCTGCGGTAATGGTGACCGCAATTACATCAGAAGCTCCAGACATAACGTTCTCCTATTACGCGATCTGCACGTATTCAATAATGAACGTGAAGGACCCAGCAGTCGTTGCATCAACAGTGTTGGTGATGTTGCAGAAGATGGTTCTGGCAGCAGAAGTATACTGAACAGAAGCGGGGGCCGTAGTGCCGCTTTGAGTCTGAGTCACAAGTGTTGTTGTCGTCACGTTGTGCTCAACAACAGTCGTTCCGCCGTCAAGGATCTCATCAGTCACTGCCGCAACAATCTGTGCGCCAGAACTAGAAGTACCAACTTCATAACCAATGTCACCCGTACCAATAACTGGCGAGGTGTCACAGAAAATTTTAATGTCAGTAATTATCGTGTTTGCAGGCTGGGTAAACTCACCAATAGATGGGCTGTCACCTGCGGTGGTGTTTACAGTTACACCTGTAGCGAAACCAACGTGTTTCACATATTTGTTTGTAACAATACCTGTTGAAGCTGTGTTCGCTACCGTTGTAATAGCGCCGGTTGTTGCATTTTTAGAAACAACTTGAAAGCCGCCTTCGGAACGGACTGGGCCGCTGAACGTCGTATTAGCCATGGGTATCTCCTGTCTTGGCTAGTGTCAGGCACGGGATGCGCCTGTCAGGGATTGTTTGAATATACACAAAAAAGAAAGGGGCAACAATGTGCCCCTTCTTTTTCACAAGTTTTTACAAACTTATGCGCCGGGAGTTCCGATAACGGATCTCCAATCAGATACGCCAAACGAGTAACGTTCACGAGCTTTAAAGCGCATGTTACCCGTATCAAAGTCACCTTCCATCGCAGTTTTGATGGGGGTTCTTTGAAACAGCTTGAAGCCGTTTGGTGCGTCTGTCTTGACGAAGAACGCGTCTGTGTCTGTCAAGAAGTGGTTTACAACCGCTCCTTCGGGCAGCATGCCCATGGACTTTAGTGCGTTAGTGTCATTGTCGGCAGTGCCGGGGCGCAGTGCTGAGTTCAGAACTCGTTCTGCAATAAACTGCAATTCTTTTGGAATGATCAATTTCATTCCGCGAACAGCAATCTTCAATCCACGCTCGTCAGTAAACCCTGCGATATCAATCAACATCTGCTCAAGAGACGTTTCATTAAGATCGGAGGCAACTGCCAGAACGTTGGATTGATCACCCGAAATAGACGGATGGTCCGATGCACACAAAGCCGAACCGTCACCGATTGGGCTACCGGTGCTGAACGCATTGTTCAGTACGCTAGCCGCACGGATCTGCTTGGTTTGTGACATAGAACGTGCCAGCGCACGAGTGTACCGTGCAGCCAACTTGTCATAGAGATTATCTTCGATAGCTTCCTCGGTGATTGAAAAAGCCAACGCTATTGTCTCGTGCGAATATCGTGCAGTGTATGTCTCCTGCGCGGAATCGAATGAGATTGCGCCGCCTTCTGATTTCACAGGGGCAGTACCAAAGCCCGAAAGCATGACTTCTTCTTCAAACGCGCGGTCTGAAGTTTCTTCGTCAAATATTTCGGCGTGTTCCTGATCATAACGATCATATTCCAGCCCGAACAATGCATTTAGTCCGGGTTCTAGCTCTTTCGCTAATTGAGCGCGAGTAATAGCCATTTAGATTCTCCCGTTAAATGCCAGTTGTGGTGGCAGTGGTTTGTGAATCGAAACGCGCATTCGGAGAGTTGTAGTGTGCATTAATTCGCACAATCAACGGAATACCGGCTGCTGTAAAATCACTGTTGGCGTCGTCATCGACGATACCCATAATTTTCAGTGGCAGTGTAGCCGTAGTTGCGATTGTAGACACACCCAACGCTGAGTTTGAGCGTCCGGTATCCGTGCTGCCGGTCCGTGCTGACGTCCCAAGGCTAGCGTTAGCAAAGACTGCGGTCAGAGCGGTTGCTCTAGATGTAATCGTTGCATCAGTCGCTACTTGGAAAGTTTGCATTGGATTATCTGCAACGAGTGCTTTGACAGGAAAATTCGTGTCAACGCTTACGCTGTTAGATCCGGGCCAATAGTTGTTGAAAATGGGCTTTTTCGATACAGAATCTACATATTCAACACCCATCAACACACCAAGCGCCGCCGTTGTACCACCGTCAGTGGCACCAGCTTGATCGATCACGCCAGCAGCCGTAGGTACTACGATGCTGAACTGAAAGATAGCGTTTGTGTTGTTGCTTGCAATCTCATACTGAGTAATGCCGGTTGAATTAGCAGAAGCTCCTACCAATCCGATAGGTCGAAGCCCGTAAGCGGTTTCTTGATTTGCCATGTTTTGCTCCTAAAAGCTTACTTACGAGGACCACCAAAAGTTACACGGGATTGACGTTCTGGTTTGTCAATCACCATAGTTGAGTGTGCATTCTCGCGAAGAACGTCCGTTTCAATGGCTTCAATTTGATCTGCATTCTTTCTTTCAAAATATTCAGTTCGTTCTGCAACCGTTTCCAACGGGATTCTTGCCAGAAGCAACCCGCCAACACCAAACACGCCTTCATATTTCCCTGACTCAATAGTAGGTGCCTCGAAATTCGGGTACTCATCGCGTCGAACAAGCTCATAGCCCTCTCGCATACGAGAAGAAATATTCGTCCTGTCCTCAAATCCACGTACTTCTGCACGTATCCAACGATGTTTAAACCCTTCTGGCGCAGGGGGCGCGTCTAGTTTAGACGGTGGACTCCACGGCTTTCTTTTTACCTGTGTCGCCCGTGATGATTTAGCGCGGGAAGTTCTCTTGATAGCATCAATTTCATCTTGTTGATTATCCGTCATTGTCCTTCCTTCACGTATTTCGCGTACTCTTCGAGTGGCACTCCCAATCTTTTGGCAATCGTTACTTGGCTCGGGGAGAGACGAACCTTTTTGCCGCGTCCTGATGAAGACTTGCTACGGGATACTCCCGCCACAGACTGACCAGAACGATTATTTCGCGACACTTCCACTGATCCATCTGGGAATCTATGCGGGAAAGCATCTTTCATTCGTGAATCTAGCGCATCATAGTAATCATTACTAGAGGGGTCAAACCCTTCTTCCTGCACTAATTTCTTGTGTAATCCAAACGCCGCAAACGTCATTGCGTCGTCTGTACCAAACCATTCATTTTTTGAAGCCCAATCTTCTGCCTTGGGATCTGGGGCAGCTTGCGTGGGAGCCGTAACGTACTGTTGTTGCGCCTCTTGCTGCTGCAAGTACGCCTGCTGTTGGGCAGCCTGCGCTTCACGTTGAGCTTTAGCTTGTGCGTGCTTGTCCGCCGCTATACTCAATTGCGATATGCGCTCTTGAGCGGACATTTGGCGATCTACGTCACCTGTTTCGATAGCGCTTTTTAGCTCTTCTTTTGCCCTAGTTTGCTCAGAAACAACACGACTACCGTATTCTGCCAGATAATTCTGGTCCAGATTTTGGAGTCTTTGCTTTACGTTCGTGTTTTCACTTTGCACCGTTTGCGCGTAGCGAAGTGCTTCTTCTCTTTCGCGCTCCGCTTCTTTGGCACGCTTAGTAAGTTGGTTTATACGTTTTTGAACACTTTGGCTGTACTTTTCATGTTCGTCATCGTCTTCAACCTGCGCAACCTGTTCTTCCGTCGCCCCTGCCTGTGCAGGCGCTTCAATCTCTACTTCTTGCGCTTCCTCATCAAAATCCAAATCCACTTGGCCGTCATCGGCCTCATGGGCAGCTTTTCCTTCACTCATCTGCATGTCCCTCAGTTATGGTGTAAATCATCAGGGTCAAGAATTGTGGCTAGAATTTCATCATCGTTCAGAATTCTAACCTCGCTACCAAACCTAGCAGCGTCTTCATCGTTCAAACGAAACCGTGAGCCAGCATAGCGAGCAAAAATTACCCACTGCTTTTCTTGGCACCACGCCCCGTTTGGAAATCTTTTGCCGTCATATGCATCAGGACCCAGACGAAGCACCAACCCTACGTTTGTTTGGATTGCATCTTCTTCTAGTGTCTTGGTGTTGAGAATAATACCGCCCTTACTACGTGTTCTGCCTTTGAAAGGCAGAAGTAATACGCGCCAGCCAGTAGGCTGGGGTAATCTGTCTATGATTGCGGCGTCTATAAGGGTGGGATCAAGTACGCGCTCCTCTTCGGGAACGTATGCTTTGGAAATATCCAAAGGCTTTGTCGCATCAGTCATCAAATGATTCCTGTCTGTCCAGCATTTCAGAAAGTTCCACAAGCATGTAATCGCAAGAACGAATCTCGCCCATGCACTCTCTGTAATGTTCCATGTCTTTTATCCCGCCTTCCGACAAAACCGCCGTAATTTGGGCCTTGCGATCTAGCAGCGTCTTGCGGACAAACTGCACAATATCGATACCGTCCAATCAAGTATCCTCAATGTCTGACGATATCAGATATTCTCGCTTCTTTATTGCAAGAAATCAAACACCCTATGCACTTGTAAAGCGTGATCCTCTTTCTGCCGCACCCATGCCGCGTTTTTTGCCAGTGGTGACCTTCGCAAACATCGTGTCCGGAGTCGGCTCTTCGATGGTTTGTGCGTAGGGAATACTGCCTTGTCCTTGGATTTCGGCTTTGCCTACAGGCTTAGGCGGCTCTTTGATTGGGCCGCCCATAATTTTTACTCTGCTCATACATCACCTCGTTGTTGTTTCAATAGTTCACGCTGCATACCTGCATCAATACGGGCAGCCGTCTGCGTTTCTTGGCTTTGTAAGCGTTGTTGGAACTGAGCCTCACGCTGCGCTAGCTTTTGGCGTTCTAGCTCCAGTTCTTGCTGTTCCATCGCCATGTCGTTCTGTTCTTGCTGCGATTTAAGCTGCAATTCCTGTTGTTTTAATTGGATCAAAGGATCAGGTCCTTGCGGCTGGCCAGCTTGCTGTATTTGTTTGCCTAGTTCTACAAGCTGCTGCGTGCCTTGCGCCACAAACTGAGCCACCATCATCTGGTACGGCTGATTCGTTGCGGGATCGGTCAACGTCACGTTCGGATTCTGCTGCATAAACGCTTGTTCTGCTTGCTCCTCCGCTTGTAATTGAACATGGTTGAGCAGGTGTTTTTGTATGGCTAACTGCACATTGGGTATCTGTGAGGCCATACCACCCGTCACAAACAACAAGTGCGATTGCATGTGTGCCGCGTGATCTTGGCCTTTGAACGCCTGTAGACCCGTGTTTTCAAGCGTGTCGATGTTTTCTTGAGCAGGATCTTTCGGTGCAATTTCATCCGGAGTATCCGCACGTAAAATTAAGTCAGAGTTTTTTACCCCCAAGGCGTCATACACTCGGCGGTACACTTCGGGAATGTTATGTATCTCAGGAGCCTGCATCGCCATCTGTAGCTCCGTCTGAGCCAAAGCGATCCGCTGACTT